ATCTTTGTATTTCTGGTTGCCGTACTCGCGGATCCGGGCGATGGCCCAGATGATCCTCCGTGGCACCAGTGTCAGCCGGGGCTTGCCGGCATCGGCCTTTGCTGTCTGATTGTTTACTGGAAATGTATTTGATTTAATAATTTCTGTCATTCGTCCATTGCCTCCAGTTCTGCTCTTTCGAATTTCTCCCTGCACACCTTGAGGATGTTCTGGAACAGCTCTTCGCCCTTGTGCCACTCGGCAAGTTCGTCCAGTTTTCGGAAGAAAATCTTCTTGACCATTCGCTGGCTGTCCAACGCTTTCTCTGCCTGCCGGAGTTTCGCCTCCACATGCCGATACTTTTCAAGTTCCTTTATCTCGGCTTCAAGCCGCTCCATTTTGGTATAGTATCTTTCCCATCCGGTATCGCGGTAATTGCCGTTTGCTTCGTCGTACTCTGCCTTAATGTCGCCGAGGGCTTTATCGAGAATGCGGTTTATCCGTTCAATCGTTTTTTGTGCCTTGCTCATTCCGCTCCCTCCAAATCTTCTCCAGCTCAAACACATGCACCCTTGCCATGCTGTCCGCATAGTCCTTCAGGCCGGACGGAGCGGCGTCAGGGATGCGCTCAAAATCATCACAGATGGTTTTCCATGTTGGGCTGTCATAATCAATGACCTGCTCGATTTCCGGCAGGTGCTCGTGAAACGCCTTCCAACATGCCAGGATGATGTCGTAGTACTTTTTCGCTGTTTCCTGATCCATCATGTTGCCTTTCTCTTGTTGCCGACTGTTGCCGATGTTGCCATGTTGTCGTCATTTTCCTATATATTCCTTTTTTTCTTATTTTTATATTTTTTAAGTCTTTTAAAGAAATCAAGGCAACAACGGCAACACGGCAACAAACCCAGTATTTATGCGGCTCTCCGTGTTGCCGTAGAACATTTGTACGGCAACAAAATGCCTTCGCTCGGCAACATTGTTCACAATTTGAACACATATTAACGTATTTACGTATCAGTATTAAACGGTATTTCGTCAATATCGAAGAATTGTTCTGTTGCCTTGTCGTAACATCTTTGCACTCCGTAGTTGCCGAGCCGCTGTTTTCCGACTGAAACCCAACCGGAAATATCTTTCTGCATCATGGAGTGCAGCGCATTGATGTCAGAGCGTTTTGGCTCGTCGTAGGTATGCCGCAAGGCCTCGCGCCACAGCATCATTGCACAGACGCGATTGTGTTCTGTCTTGTCGAGCCACTCTTGGACAATTCCAATCCACGGATCCTCTTCCAGGTACGACTCTTGTGCGCGTGCGGCTTCCTTCTGGAGCGATTTTGGTAGTATCAATTTGATGTTTTTCCCTTCTCGCAAGTACGTATCCATCGCTTCGCCCCATGCCTGCAGGATTTCCGATTTTGCAATCATTCCATCCTTGAACATGTCAATGCTTGGCGTGTGCTTCCCACACTCGATCGGAAGAAAGCGTCTGTTTCCGGTTCGGTCTGTGAGAAAGTCTGCGCTGTTCGTTGTTCCGGCGAAAACGCAACGCCTGGGCCTGCGTTCTGTGCGGCGCTGATAAGGCGCGCGATAGATATCCTCGCGAGATGTGATAAACGATTTCGTCGCCTCCACATCCTTTGTGCGCTTCATGGCAAGCAGTTCAGACAGCTCCACAATCCACGCACCGCGAAGTGATTCCTTTGCTTTGTCACCTTCCAGGGCTCCGAGTGAATCAGAAAAAAATCTCTCATCCACTGCGAGCATTCGCAGGAACGTTGATTTACCGATGCCCTGCGCCCCGATCAGGATGGGAACATAGTCATACTTGCACCCCGGCTGATAAATCCGCGAGATTGCCCCGAGCATGAATAGCCGCATCACCTCGGTTGTGTATGGATTCTTTTCCGCTCCCATGATGTCATGAAGCAGATTTTCAATGTGTTTGTTCCCGTCCCATTGCGCATGTGCGCTTTCCAGAAATGTTTTGATTGGATTGATTACCCTTTGACTTGTGACGTTTTGGAGCGCGTCCATGACCTTCTCAGGACTTTTCAAATGGTACTTCTGCTCGATGTAGCTGCGCAGTTGCGAATCATCCACATTTTCCCATTCCCGCCACCCTCGCGACTGCTTCCATGGGAGATTGCCGAAAACATACGGGCTGTAAGTCATGTCGTTGTAGGCGAGCCGTCCGAATAACTCCTTGTCGTACCGGATGGCTTCTTCGGCGTTGGCGATGGTCTGTGCGGGCTTGTCTGTGATGTTTCCATCCTTGTCTATCACCATTGCGATCCTTGGCTCCCGCCACGTCAGGCCGCTGTCTTTGACAACAGATAACTGGCCCTTTTCGTATTGGAGTGCGCTCTTGATGATGGTGTCGATTTCGTCATCATCAACCGGTGATGCACACGCCGTTTCGTTGACTTCGGCCAGAGCCGCCTTTATCGCCGCGTCCGGAAATCCCTGGGCCTGCATTGAGCAGGCCAGCTTGAACAGTGTTTCGTTTCGCTTTCCCATCGGAATAGTTGATGGGACCTCAAACGTTTCGCCCTGCTCTTTTTTTACTGTTCCGGTGCTGAGAAATTTTCGAATTGTTTCGTCAACCTCTGCGAGCGGAACCTCGTCCGGATCGTCTTCCCACTGGTATTCTGTCCCGTTTGGGTGGAGCGAAGGCGGCGCGATAATATAGCCACCCTCACCTCGAACATCAACCCCATCCAGGACCCCCGCGCGGTTTTTGATGTCAGTCCCCGAATACTTGAAGTATCGATGGACGCCGCCGCGCCCTGATATGGCCTGCGCCGTGTCTGGCAATGCTCCATTGTCCCGCTCCCAGATTCGCATTTCATACGAGCCATCTATCCCTTTGTCGCGGTCGATGTCTTCGTCAACTACGATGATTCCGGAAATGGATCCTGTTGCAACACCTATTCCGGCATTAGGCCACTTCTTCCACCAGCTGGCTATTGGCCCCCTTGTCTTTTTTGCGTCCTTACATCCATGCGGCGTAAGCGGCTTCTTTGTCTGCGGGTCAATCGGGAAAACAGCCCATCCGTATTTTTCAGCGTATTTCAACGCCGCACTTAAATATTTATTCGACATAGTCTTGTAATATTTCCGCGATTATGTTTCCTGATTCTTCCGGACTGCAAAAGCGGAACGTGACACCGTAGCGCGCAGAAATGGTCTCCATAGCTTTCTGAAGCCTCGCGCCCTGCACACAGTTTGGCGAGTATACCGTCCTCGGATTCTGCCAAAGATGAACGTCTGCAACCGATGCAATGCCGATTTCATTTTCTACCAGTATGATCAACTTGCACCCTGCGTCTCTTGCGGCTTTACACTCGCGGATAAACCGCGCATGCTCTTTCCCGCAAATGTTCCCTGCTATCTCGTCTATATTCCGCTTTGTGTCGATTGATATCGGCGGTACAGGTGCATAGTCGCCAAACGGCAGCTTACACCTGTACACGTCGATTCCCGCATTCTGGAACGCCTGCGCTTTTATGTCATGCTTTCCCGGCTTTTGCCGAGTGTCTTCCAGAATTGTCATTGGTCACCTCATTCAAAAGGCAGTGCTTCGAGATCTGCAGGGCCGTTGACAGCGTTGACGAAACCATCAGTCACACTTGCCGTATCCTCCGGAAGCTCTTTCTTTTTCGGCGTCTTCTGCTTGTCGATCTGGTCGACGGGAAACTCCCTGCTGACGATCAGGCGCGTCTTCTTACTGCCGTCATTGCCATAGTACTCTTCTTCCTGGAATACCAAGCCGATCAGCTTGCCGATCAGCGTGTTCTCGTCAGCGTTGACGGCGCCCGCATCGAAGACGTAGGCGCCATTGCTCTTGGAGACAGCAGAGCAGAACCGCTTGAACATGGGCTGTGCAGTGGGCTTGTAAGATTTGGTGTATGCGCCGGCCCAGATCCAATCCGGATGGTTCTCACGCATGTCACTGTAGTAGCCCTTGAACTCGCCCTGCGCGATGTCGTAGAACACTTTCAGGTATTCCTTGGCGGGGACGTCCTCGACCTTGGTGATGATGCAGATGTATGCGCCAGGTTCGGGTCTGGAAAAGTCGCCTGCTTCTTTGACGTTGGTCATGTCGATTCGTTTCATATTATTATTTCCTCCTTATGCCTCTATTACGTCAAAATCTTCGGGGTTATATTCCCTGAATGAGTATTCGTTTTCTTCTTTTACATATTTCCACCAGAAATTTGTTCTCGCTTTTTCTGGAGACACTGCCCACGTCTTGCCGACTGGCTTGCCGTGGAGCATAATCCAATACGGCTTTTTAGGCTTTTTGGCCTTTTTCCACTGTATCGGCTTCACTGGCCTTCACCTCCATTCCGTAATACTCCCGTATCACGTCATCCACTGCTTTCAGGTCGTTCGGGATCATCGCCTCTTCAAACATCCCCATGGGACTCTTGACGGTATCCTGCCCGTTGTTTTGGGTGGAAAAATAATACTGTCCGTCCTTGACCACTGTCTTTAGTACGATGGTGAACTTTCCCTCGAGCGTGACGTAGTTGTCGAGCATCTTCCCGATGGTCTTAAACTGCTCCCTGCCGTCGTCAGTCTGATTGCTGTGCCCGATGAAGTACACGATTTTGTCGTCCGGAAGCCGCAGTGCTGCTTCGATCAGATTGTTGAAATCGAATGCCATGTCGGTATATTTCTGGTAACCAGTCACCTTTGCATTGCGCATGAACGCATTGACCATGAGATAGGTCGCGTCATCGATTACGATGCTCGGCGTCTGGATCGCTGGCAGGCCTGCAACGATTTTCTTGTAATCATCCGTGTTCACGGTCGGCAGTTTCTTCCGAAACGGCATCGGCTTGCCGGAAACATTGATAACGGAAACATCCTCACGCTCGAAGTTCCGCAGGCTCGTGCTCTTGCCGGTTCCACTCTGGCCATAAACCATGCATAAAATTGCCATCTTCTCACCTCCCTTCTCACCGGATCCGCAGGCTCTCGCCCTGCTCCAGGTGCGCAATCTTAGCGGCTTCCTCGTCCCCGGCCTTAATCGCATCCTTAAGTGCCTTGCGGTTAACGGTCGGCTCTTTCCGCACAAGGAAGCGCTCCGGGATCTTCGACAGGTCGGTCTCGTCGACTACTGCGGCCTCCGGGTTCTTCTGGATGCCGAAGCTGAAAAGCTGCGTCTTAAACTTGGTCTTTCCGGTCGCCAGCATGGAATACTGCAGGGCCTCTTTCATGCGCTCAATCGCATTTTCTCCGGCCCTCTTGCGGGCGGTCAGGCGGTCAATCTCTGCCTTGAGTCCGGCGACATCTGCCATAATCTGACGGATTACCATTGCATATCCGTCAGCCTTGTCCTCGATCGCTCCCTCGATGCCCTCGAGCGTATCCGCAAAGGCCTGCGGGTCTGTGTCGGGGTCTTCGGCCATGAGAAGCAGTTCCATATAGTCAGCGGTAAGTTGATAAAGTGTAGACATTAAATAACCTCCTTCCAAACATAACCATAAGCAGTGCATCTTTCCTCTTTTACTGCTCTTGCAATATTCCCAACACAAGGAAATCCGCAAATTCTACACGCCTCGCGCATGCTGTTAAAAGATTGGATGTATTTACCATCTTTTGTAAACATTGCGACTTTTGTCGATGTTTTCTGTGTTCTTGTTCCGTAACGAACGTTATATAAACGGGTGCACCATTCAAGGTTATCTGCTCTGCAATTCCATTTATTTTCATCAATATGGTTTATTTCTTTGTAGTCGTGAGGATTTGGAATAAAGGCCTTTGCGACGATTTTATAAACTTTTACGGATTTGTTTTTACCGTTTTTGCAAAGGCAAACCTGCGGATAGCCATGACCATCATTTGTTTTTGTCATTAAATGGTCGCCTCTCCAGTTCCCCTTTCTTTTAATGCTTAAAATGTCGCCTGTATTACTTACTTTGTACAAGCCTTCGTATCCAACAACATCCTTCCAAATAATTTCTGGATGCATCATTTTATCCTTTCATGTATAATGAAGTTGTATTTACTATCCGTTTTCCGTCCTCGTGTTTCCGGCACTTGGGCGGAATTTTTACTGTACGGGGATGTCGTCCTGCACGCCGTCGTCGAGCACAGGCTCGATCACGTAGCTCCATTCCTTCTTGCGCCAGCTTTCCTCGGCAGGTTCGTCCGGAACCTTGTGCTTAAGGAACGTCTTCAGGAAAGTCTCCGCGACCGGGAGCGCGTCGAACAGAAAAACAACCTCTTCATAACCGTGCTTGATAGTAAGTTTCCACTGCATCATTTCTTTCGTCCTCCTTTTTCAATCTTTGTATCCTGCATGATCCTGTCCCAGTCCGCCGGAACACGCGCCCTAAGACGCCGCTTCGGCCTGTCCTGAGTAGTTACCTGTTTCTTCTCCGGCTCTCTTGCCGGTCTCAGCTCTGCCACGCTATGCGCCAGTACGAGCAGAGCAATGGCCAGCATGAAGCTGCTTACAAGTATGTTCATTTGCCGTTTCTCCTATCTCTCTTGCTATTCTTCAGCCACAAAGTTTTGCGTTTGAA